TAACCACAAATGGAGCATCTGGGACGTTTAATCTTTATACCACAGCATCAGGGAATTTCATAATAGGTTCGGTCAATTTCTATTATTATTCCTATGCTGGTTCGGTCATTCAGAACCTTGGGAGAATATCCGGGTCCACCAATTTCTTAATAATCTTCCTAAATGCGGCAGACCGTTCTGAATCGCTTGGAATTATCACAAGCCCACTACTGTTCAGAGCGTCAGCCGCCTCGGCTGGAAATAGGGTTTTTACGGCCATATCCAAGCTGAGCGCGGGCGGTTTTGCGGTTGATTCTCTCCATGTTTCGAATACGATGGCGGTAGACCTCAACGGCTACGACCTCTCATGCAACGGCATCACCGTAGGCACCCGCGGCATCCTCCTCGGCAAGACCGGGAAGATCGAGAACTGCGGCAACACGGACATGAGCGCCGGCACCTGGACGCCGGGGACAAGCACGTTCATAAACTGCGGTGCGGCACGGACGATCAAGCTCGCGGCGGGGCAGGCGTTCTACAATCTGATCTCCAAGGTGGGGATAACAACCCTCCTCTCGAACGTGATCATATCGAACGTCTACGCCCATGTCAACCCGGTGGTGCTTGGCGCCTACACCCTCACCCTCACCGACCCGAGCAAGGAGTACGTCGCTGACGGGCGCAGGCCGATGGTGAGCAGGATAGTGGGCGTCCCGATCCACGGGGCATGGCTGACCGACGAGTGGCTGAACTATCTCGAGGGGATCCTTTGAACGCCCTGCTCCTGAACAACCTCAAGCAGTCGGTGAGCGTGGCGCATCAGAGCACGACGACGGCGAGCGCCTCCGGACTCCCGACCTACGGGACCGCGACCGCCTACGCCGCACGAATATCCCCGAAGGACGTGCGTTCCGTGGACAAGGACGGGGTCGTCATCGTCACTCATTCCGATGTGATCATCCTCCCCGACACGGCAGGCGTCCTCAAGACGGACCAGCTCACGTTACCGGGAGGGGAGAAGAGGACCGTGCTCGAGGTGCGCCCAATATACGACCTCAAGGGAACGCTCGACCATTACGAGGTGACGGTCTGATGCCGACCGAGCTCAACGGCCTGCAGAAGCAGATGTCTCAGCTTCAGGCGATCGCGTACAAGATACCCGGTGCGATCGGGGACAAGCTCATCAACAAGACGCTCGTCATCGCGCGGGAGAGCTATCAGGAGGTGCCCGTCGACATCGGCAAGCTAAGAGGGAGTCAGGAGATCGAGGGACCGATCGTCGAGGAGAACCGCATCTCGACCATCATCTCCTACTCGACGGTCTACGCCCTGCGACAGCACCAGGAGATGGGCTACCGTCACACCGTGGGCAAGGCGAGGTATCTCAGCGACCCCATCGAGCGCAGGGTGCCGGAGATGGGCTTCATGGTGGCCGACGCGTTCCAGATGGTATTCCGAGAGGAGGGATTGAAGTGACCGACGTGTGCGCCGACATCGCAAGCTATCTGATCGCTCAGAGCGTGGGCGTGAACATGACTACCTTCCTGAGTTCGGGCGGGATCCCGATAACTTACGGATACATCCCGCCAAGCCCTCAGAGGTGCATCGCCATCTTCCCGGCGGGCGGGAGCGATCCGGTCAACATCCATAACCCGGGCGAGACCGACCTCAGACAGCCGAGGATCCAGGTCCAGGCGAGGAGCGAGGACATCGACGACGCCGCCACAAAGCTGGCGTCGGTTTACGCTGCACTAAACAACAAGGCTGAGCTCGTCATCAACGGAACGAGGTACATCTCCGTCCAGGCCGAGGGGGACACGATGAACCTCGGATGGTACGATGACGGGGAACGCGGGTCCTTCAAGCTAGTGCAGAACTTTAAGATAATGAGGAGTGGATAAAAGAACATGACACAGGCAAAATTCGGTAACGGGATAACGCTGACGTATAGCGGCAATGTGATCGCGGACGTGTTGGACATCGACCCTCCAGACCCCAAGACGAGCATGATAAAGGTCACCCCGCACGGTGAGCTGTTCGAGGCGAAGATCCCCGGCATGATCGACGGGGGAACGGTCAAGCTCAAGGGGAACTTCTACCCCGGCGACACCAACGGCCAGGTCGTGCTCGCCAACGCAAGGAAGAACAAGACCAAGCTCTCAAGCTGTCTCATCGCCTTCCCTGCGGCGATCGGGTGCTCGTGGACGTTCGACGCCTACGTCACCAAGTTCAAGATAGTCTCCCCGAGCGACAAGCAGGTCACCTTCGAGGCGGAGATGGAGATCACGGGCGAACCCGTCCTCGGCATCACCGCCAGCACCAACCTGACCGGACTGACCATCAGCGTCGGAACCCTGTCCCCGGCATTCGCCGCCGCACAGTATTCCTACGTCGACCCGGTGACCAACGGCACGGCATCCGTGACCGTGACCCCGACCAATGCGACGGCTGCTCTGATCACGGTGAACGGTGTCGCAGTAACGTCCGGGCAGGCATCGGGAGCGATAACCACGGCGGTTGGCGTGACCCTGATCACGATCATCACCCAGGACACCGGAAAGGCGCCCGTGGTCTATATCATCAACGCCGGAAGGACCGCTTAAGGAGCGTGACTGAACGCCACTCATCAAGAAGGTCACCTTGGAGCTAGACACTCCAAGGACAATCTTTTACGACGTGAAGACTAAAATGCGGTTCGAGGAACTGAGCGGCAAGCCGGAAACGGAGAACATCAACATCGCAAGTGCAAAGGACATATGCAACATGATGACGGCCATGCTAGAGCGCACGGACCCGACCATTACCTTCGATAAGGTTACCGAGCTCGTTCACGGGCAAAACTGGCTAGAGGTGCAGAAGGCGATCGCCACGGTCATGGAACTCCGTCTGCTCGATGCCAAGGGAGAGCCAATTGACCTCGGAGATGATGGAAAAAACCCGGCCTGACCGATCAGCCTAGACTGTGGGCATTCGGTCGATACGATCTCGGATTGGACGATGACTGGATGGAGAAGGTCAGTCCGGAGATGTTCTCCCGCTTGGTCGAGAGGAAGAACGAGGCCGACCGGAGGGCGGACATGAGGGCGGCGCAGATATGCGGGGTCCTGGCGGGGAAGCCGTGGGAGGACTTCATGCCCAAGAAGAAGGCGAAGGAGGACGAGGATCCGGTCATGGCGATGGCCAACCGGATAAAGAGGGCGCACCTGGCGATGACAGGCAAGACGGAGGGATGATATGGTTGAGGTCGAGACGGTAACGGGAAAGGTCACGATTGACGCATCCGGTGCGGTGCAGGGCTATCAGCAGGCGGGAGGTGCGGCCAAGAGCTTTGGGGCAGAGGCCACCACCGCAGGGAACCAGGCGACCGCCGCAGATGGGAAGGTGGTCACGTCGCAGAAGAACGTCGAGACCGCGACCAAGGCGACCACCTCTAGTTTTAAGGACGCTGTTTTCGCAAGTGCCGAGCTCGCCACCTCCGGACTGGCGTTGATGAACTCGTTTGACAACATCGAGAAGGCGCAACTCCGTGTCGATCGGGCGAACAAGAACATCGAATCCTCTCAAATCTCAGTCACTACGGCGCAGACCGCCTACAACGACGCGGTCACGAAGTACGGTGTCGATTCCGAGGAGGCGGCGATGGCGGCGGACAAGCTCACCGTTGCCACCGCAGCTCATGAGAACGCCGTGACGTCGGCGGAGATCGCTCAATCAGACCTCAACGAGACGACCATGAAGACCGCCATCACCATCCTCCCCGCCCTCATCACCGGGGTAGACGGTGCGGTCAAGGCGTACAAGACGCTCAAGGACTTGAATATGGGAGAGACCA